CTCATCATTACTATGAATATTATAATGCAGATGGTAGTCATGTGGCTACAAAGGTTCGCCAGGTAGAGGGTAAAAGAATATGGTCTCAAGGAGATATGGGAGATGCTTTATTATTTGGACAGAATTTATTTAAGTCCGGTGGTAAATATATTACTATCACTGAAGGAGAGATAGATGCCATGTCTACTTACGAAATGTTAGGTAGTAAGTGGGCAGTAGTATCAATAAAGAATGGAGTTCAAAGTGCAGTGCAGAATTGTAAACAACACTTAGAATATCTAAATAGTTTTGAAAATGTAGTTGTTTGTTTTGATACAGACAAACCAGGAATTGAGGCCTCACAAAAGGTTGCTCAATTATTCGAACCTAACAAATGTAAGATAGTTAGACTAGACCACAAAGACCCAAATGAATATCAAAAGATGGGTAAGGCCAAAGACTTTGTGCAAGACTGGTGGAGTGCAGAATCTTACACACCGGCAGGCATAATGAACTTAGCAAAGCTAGGAGATACTTTATATGACGAGGAGTATTGTGAAACTATACCCTATCCTTGGAGTGCCATGAATGAAAAAACATATGGCATGAGAACTGGAGAGTTAGTTACATTTACTTCCGGTGCTGGTATGGGTAAGTCTTCTATCATGCGTGAGTTAATGCATCATATTTTAAGAAACTCTAATGACAATATAGGAATACTTGCATTAGAGGAGAGTACAAAGAATACTGCATTTAATATTATGTCCGTAGAGGCCAACGAAAGATTGTATATCAAAGAGATAAGAAATAAATTCTCAAGAGAACAATTAAACCAATGGCAAAAAGATACTGTAGGTTCTGGTAGGTTCTTTGCCTTTGACCACTTTGGTTCTATTAGTAATGATGAGATACTATCCAGGGTTAGGTATATGGCGAAGTCTTTAGATTGTAAGTGGATATTTTTAGACCACCTATCTATTTTAGTTAGTGGACAAGATGAAGGAGATGAAAGAAAATCTATTGATGTGTTGATGACTAAGTTGCGTTCTCTGGTAGAAGAAACTGGAGTTGGTTTATTATTAGTATCACATCTTAGAAGACCTTCAGGAGACCTTGGTCATGAGAATGGTAAGGAAGTTACTCTATCACACCTAAGAGGTAGTGCAAGTATTGCTCATCTATCTGATAGTGTGATAGCATTAGAAAGAAATCAACAAGCAGAAGATGATGTTATTGCTTGCACAACAACGATTCGTATTTTAAAAAATAGATATACAGGAGAGACTGGTGTATGTTCTTACTTGCATTATGATAAAAAATCTGGTAGAATGTCACAAATAGACAATCCTTTTGAAAATGATTTAGAAGGAACAACAGGAGTACAATTATGAAATGTTTACATTGTGGAACAGAATTAATACATGGTGGTGACCATGATGGAGAAGAAAGAGATGATTATGATATTGTTAGTAATTTAAGTTGTCCTAACTGTGATACCCATGTATATGTATATCATGCGTTTGAAAAAGAAACGAATGAAAAACAACTTTGGATAGATGGTTATAAAGAATGGTTAGATAAAAAAGAAGAACCTGAGATGTGGGAACATTATTGTGATGAAGAAAAGAGTATGATGGCAGTAGGTAAAGGTGAGCCTTGTAACTGGTGTGGAAAGGAAGAGCATGAAAGTCATACTTGACATTGAGACTGATGGTTTTAATCCTACTAAAGTACATTGCATTGTAGCTAAAGATATAGCTACTAATACTGTAACTGTTTTTGACCCTAATAATATGTATAGTTTTAATAGCTGGGCAAAACAAGTAGACAAGTTTATTATGCATAACGGTTTATCTTTTGATGCACCGGTTCTCAATAGATTATTAGGAACAGAAATAGCACCAGAAAAAATTATAGATACTTTAATTTTATCTCAGTTATTTAATCCTATAAGAGAAAAAGGTCATAGCCTTAAAGCATGGGGTGAGAAACTAAACATGCTTAAAGGTGGTGAAGATGTAAACTTTTTTAAATATGATAAAGCTATGTTAGATTATTGTAAACAAGATGTAGAAATAACACATGCTGTTTACAAAGAACTTGTAAAAGAAAGTAAAGGTTTTTCTCAAGAGTCTGTAGATTTAGAACACGATATAAGATTAATCATAGACCAACAAGAGAAGAATGGTTTTGCTTTTGATATAATGAAAGCACAACAATTACTCGCAACACTTAAAGATGATATCTATGATTTAGAACAATGGGCATTAGAAGAATTTGAACCTACTATTGTAGAGATGAAGACAAAGACAAAAGAGATTCCTTTTAACATTGGTTCTCGTCAGCAGATAGCAGACAGGTTAATGAAGAAAGGTTGGAAGCCTAAACAGTTTACAGATAAAAAGAATATTATTATTAATGAAGCTGTTTTAAAAAAAATAAAAGAACCTGAGTTAAAATTAACTGCAGAAAGATTTTCAAAGTATTTCTTACTGCAGAAAAGGGCAGTAATGGTTGAGTCTTGGATAGAGGCATGTGATAATGATAATAGAGTACATGGTAAGGTAATGACACTACGTACTATTACAGGTCGCATGGCACATAACTCACCTAATATGGCTCAGATACCGGCTGTATATTCACCATATGGTAAAGCATGTAGAGGACTTTGGACAGTATCAGATATTAAAAAATATAAATTAGTAGGTACTGATGCTAGTGGTTTAGAGTTACGTTGTCTTGCACATTATCTTAATGATACAAATTATACTGATGAGATATTGAATGGAGATATACATACAAAGAATATGGAGTTGGCAGGCCTGGAAGGTAGAGCACAAGCAAAGACATTTATATATGCTTTTCTTTACGGAGCAGGCCCAGAGAAGATAGGTAAGATTGTAGGAGAAGGAAGAGATAAAGGTAATATTCTTATTAATAGATTTCTCTCTAACTTACCGGCACTAAAAAGATTAAGAAATCAAGTAGAGAATGCAAGTAGAAGAGGTAAGATAAAAGCTATTGATGGTAGGTACTTAAAAGTTAGGAGTACACATTCAGCATTGAATACTCTTCTTCAAGGTGCAGGTGCTATTATTTGTAAGCAATGGTTATTACATATCATAAAGAGAGTTTACAATAAAAAACTAGATGTGAAGTTAGTTGCTTCTGTGCATGACGAATATCAATTTGAAGTAGCAAATGAAGATGTGAATGAATTTTGTAGTATCACTAAGATTGCTATGAAAGAAACTGAGAGGACATTAAATTTAAGATGTCCATTAGATAACGATTACAAAGTAGGAGTAACATGGAAAGAAACACACTAGAACCAAAGATAGAAGATAGAAAGAAGTTTGATTTAGATTTAAAGTATGGTAAAGTAAAAGAAGAAATTGTTGCTAACATGCTACAAGATAAAAAGATAGAAGTGAAATCAGAGAGAGGTATGTGGTTGAAGACAGGTAATATAGCGATAGAATATGAAAGCTATGGTAAACCTAGTGGTATCAATGCAACCAAAGCAGATTACTGGTTTCATAATTTATGTGTAGGAGATGAAGTGTTTGCTACATTAGTATTTGAAACTAAGATGTTAAAGAAAATTGTTAATACATCTATTAATGAGAATCAAGTTAGGAGTGTATCTGGTGGAGACCATATGGCTTCTAAAATGTATCTAATGAATATCCAGAATCTTTTTTCTCAAACTATAATTAAAAAAAGTGTTGACAATGAATAGTAAATCATGCTATAATATAATTTTATTAACAAAAAAAGGAGACACGAATGAGTGTTATTAATGGTACAGCTTATTGGGCGAGCATTACAAGCCCAAACACAACCTTTGATGCAGATGGTACATGGAGTATTGATGTAGGTAATCTGGATGCAGACAACAAGGCTATCGCAGAAAAAGATGGTCTTGCTATTAAGAATAAAGGTGATGACAGAGGAGACTTTGTTAGCATTAAAAGAAACGTAAAGAGAAAAGATGGTAACTTAAATAGTGCACCGGAAGTTCTTGATGCTCAGAAGAGAACTATGTTAAATACCTTAGTAGGTAATGGTTCTAAAGTAAATGTACTATACTCTACATATGAGTGGAAGTTTAAAGGTAGAGCAGGAGTATCTGCTGACCTTAAAAAAGTACAGGTAATAGACTTAGTTCCTTATCAGGGAGATGCAGATGATGCATTTGATGTAGTGCCTGATGGTTACTCTGCTGATGCAGACGAAAAAATTCCTTTTGCCTCTTAATTAAAAGGATAGTGGGAGTTCCGGCTAAAACCTCCATTCGGTAATCAGCGAGGTCTCCCACGTTTTATATATGAAAAATATAGATACAATAGTAGAAGATATATACAGTTTATTTGAAAAGAAAAACGAAGAACTTACTGAGAAAGAAGTAGATAAATGTATAGATGATTTTGCTAGTTCGGTTAAGGTTCATGTAAAAGATTTCTTAAAGCAGATGCCTCAAGATAAACCTAGGTTAAGATTGTCAACCATAGGTAGACCAGACAGGCAGTTGTGGTATGATTTTAAAAAACCTCATAACGAACCTCTTGCACCTAGTACCAGGATTAAGTTCCTCTATGGTTATATCCTAGAAGAATTATTAATTATGCTTGCTTCTATCTCTGGACATAAGGTAACTCAACAACAGAAGCAAGTAGAAGTGGAAGGAGTTAAAGGACATCAAGATTGTTTTATAGATGGTGTATTAGTTGATTGTAAGAGTGCCTCCGGTATAGGCTATAGTAAATTTAAATATAATAACTTATCAAACAATGACCCATTTGGATACTTACCTCAGATATCTGCATATGCAGAAGGTAATGGAGTAGATGAAGCAGGCTTTTTAGTTATTAATAAATCTACAGGAGAAATATGTTATACAAAAGTACATTCATTGGAGATGATAAATGCTAAAGATAGAGTTAAGAAAATTAAGAAGGTTGTTAATTCAGATATACCACCGGACAAATGTTATTCAGCAGTTCCTGATGGAAAGTCTGGCAACTATAAGCTCAATACTGCTTGTATGTATTGCAACTATAAGTTTGATTGTTGGAGTGATAGTAATGATGGCAAAGGACTTCGTGTGTTTAATTATTCAACTGGTAAAAGATATTTCACGCAAGTTGAAAAAGAACCTAACGTAGAGGAAGTACATGATAAATAGTCATTGGACTTGTTATGGCACAGAAAAATCTTTTGTGCCTAACGAGGATAAGTTTGGTTTTGTTTATATTATAACTAATACTAAGAATGGTAAGGCCTATGTAGGATGTAAACAATATTACATAGGTAAATCTAAGAAGCAATCTAAGTGGCAGACCTATATGGGTTCTTCTAAATATTTAAAAGCTGATATTAAAAAGATAGGTAAAAAATATTTTACATTTGAAGTAATAGCAGAGTATAAAAATAAAAGAAGTTTACGTTACTATGAGATGTACTATCAAGTAAAGTGGAATGTTCTTACTTCTACTATAGAGGGTAGTAATGAACCTGCATTTTATAATTCATATGTTGGTGGTAAATTTTATAGGCCTGTTGAGAGTTATAAAGAACCTAATTATTTAATAAAACAAAGTGAGGTTCAAAAAAGTAAATTAATAAAATGCAAAAAAGAAAATGGTGAGATTGTTATATTTAAAAATGGTAAAGAAATTAGAGAGGCAGGTTATCGGTCTTCTGATATTAGAACTATGGCTAGAGGTGGTTATCAAAAAAGTAAATATAATAAACAAGGATTTTTTATTAGAAAAAAATGTAATGATATAATTAAAGCAGAATTTATTGACAATGAAGAATGAACCTGATATAATACAGATAGAAAACTTATTCTATTCTGAGCCTTATAACTCAGAGAAGAGATTGTTTTTGTCTGTAATACTACAAGCATTACTAGATGTATCAAAGAATACTGTTACCTCTGGTGATAAAGTAAACAAAGCACGAGCTGAGTCTTGGTTCTTTGCAGAGGTAGGAGTAACATGTGAGAACTTTGAAATGGTTTGTGGTATGGCAGGAGTAGAACCAAGTAGAGCTAGAGGCTTTGCTTACAAAGTAATGAAGGCAGATAATAAAAAATATTTAAGAAATAGAATAAGAAGTGTATTGAGAGGCGAGGATGACAAAGAAGAAAAATGACTGGACATTTGAAGATAATCATGCTAAACTATATGCTGATATGATAAATTATGAGGAGGAAGAAAATATGGGAATGATGGATGAAGCAATTAAAGAGACAGTAAAAGATAAAGGATTTAAAAAAACTGACTTACAAAAAGAGGCAATGAAGGCTACATTAAAACAAGTAGGAGGTAATCATTACAAAGATTGTAAGGTACAACCTATAGAATATATTGTAGGAAATGATTTAACTTTCTGTGAAGGTAATGCTATAAAATATATTACTAGACACAGACGTAAAGGTGAAGGCAGAAGAGATATTGAAAAAGCTATTCACTATTTAGAAATGATATTGGAGACAGAATATAATGACAAATAACTATTTACCAACAGAGTATCAAACATTTATTCATGCATCTAGATATGCACGTTGGCTACCTGATGAAGGTAGAAGAGAGACATGGATAGAAACAGTAACTAGATTAACTAACTTCTTTCAAATACATTTAGATAAAAATTTAGGTATTAAATTAGATAGTGAAGTATGGAGAAGAATAGAAGATAATATAATAGGATTAAATGTTATGCCTTCTATGAGAGCATTGATGACTGCAGGCACAGCATTAGAAAGAGAAAACATAGCAGGATATAACTGTTCTTATATACCTATTGATACACCTAAATCTTTTGATGAAGTATTATATATACTTATGAATGGTACAGGTGTAGGTTTTTCTGTTGAAAGACAATATGTAGATAAGTTACCTACTATACCAGATAGAGAATTTGAACAGACAGAAGATGTTATATCTGTTGCTGATTCTAAAGAAGGATGGGCAAGAGCATTTAAAGATTTAATATCATATTTATATACTTGTAGAATACCAAAGATAAATGTAAGTAAAGTAAGACCTGCAGGTGAAAGATTAAAAACATTTGGTGGTAGGGCTAGTGGGCCTCAACCTTTAGTTAATCTATTTGATTTTACTATTGATAAATTTAAAGGTGCTAAAGGTAGAAAGTTATCTTCTATGGAGTGTCATGATATAGTTTGTAAAACAGGTGAAGTTGTGGTTGTAGGTGGTGTGCGTAGGTCAGCTCTTATATCTCTGTCTAATTTATCAGACCAGAGATTAAG